ACTTATAAAAAAATTACAATAGGACAAGGTGTTGATGGATTTTTTATTAAAAAAAATACATTAGATTCTTATTTAAAATATTATGATATTATAAAAGATCAAAATTATATATTTTATCACGATGATTTTTATCTATCATTTTATTTTCATTTATTAGAAAAAAAAATAATTAGAATTAGGTTTAAAACTACAATTTATAATTCTAATATTATAACTCACCTTGATGCTTTACATAAATTAAAAGGTGAATATGGAAGTAAAAATTTACATTTAAAATCATATGAAATATTAACTAACCTTAATATAAAATTAATTTAAATACTTTTCTATATCAGAAGGCATTTCTTTAATCGCAATTTTATATTTTTGTTTCATCATTTCTAATGTTTTCATATCAGAGGGGTCTTCTGACTTTACCATTGAAATAGAAACTCCTTTTTTCCCAAATCTTCCACATCTTCCAATTCTGTGAATATAAGTTTCTTTGTTTTGTGGCAAATCATAATTAACTACCAAATTTACTTGAGGAATATCAATACCTCTTGATAAAATATCAGTGGTTAGAAGTAATCTGGTTTTACCATCTCTGAAATCTTTCATTGTATTATCTCTTTCTTCTTGTGACATTTTACTATGAATGCAAGTAATTGTAAAATTATTCTTTTCCAAATTTTCTTTCAACCAATCAACAGTTTTTACTGTATTACAGAAAATAATAACTTGTGATGCAGATAATAAATTATACAAATCAAGCAGAGTCTCAAATTTTAAATCTTCTTTCTCTACATCCAAATAAAATTGACTAATTAATTCAACTACTACTTCATAATTTTTTAATAAGATTTTTGTAGGGTCATGAAGAATTCTTTTGCTCAAATTAAAAACATTCATATTCATTGTTGCTGAAATTAAAATGGTTTGAATCCCAGTTGGAATTTTATCCAATACATAATTTAACTTTTCAGTTATACCATCTGACAATAATTCATCTGCTTCATCCATAACTAAGATTTTCATTGAATGTAAATGAATGGTTTTTTCCATACACATATGGTGAACCCTACCCAAAGTACCAATAATTAAATTAGCTCTTTTTAGTTTTTCTTTATTGTCACCAATACTAGTTCCTCCTATGCATTTTTCAACAGTAAGTTTTGTAAATTTTGATAGTGCAATAGCTACATTATATACTTGGTCACATAATTCCCTAGTTGGGGTGATAATTAAAGATTGTTGCTTGTTTGTTTCTTCTAATCTATTCAAAACACCTAGCAAATAAGTAGCTGTTTTTCCAGTTCCAGATTGAGATTGCAATAAACAATCCTTCCCTGAATTAATAGATTCTATTCCATTCATTTGAATAGATGATGGTTTGGTAAAACCATATAAATATACCCCTTTTAATAAATTTTCACTTAGATTAAGTCCTTCAAAAGATGCTTGTTTCTCCATATTATATATAAATTCTATTGTCTTTAAATATAATTTGACCTATATACCTAATTATGATTAAATAAATTAATCCTAAGTTTAGGCTTTCAGCCCTTAAACTTTATAGGCTTAATTAGAGTTTTCTTCGAAAACATCTAACAAACCTAAAACAGGTATAAAAAAAAATTGATTTAATTATACATTAACAAACATTTTTCATATATTAATGTCAAAAAATACAAGCAAAAGCGAAGTAATGGTTGTTAAGCCTAGTGAATTCGATATAAAACATCTATCTTTTTCTATAGCAACTAAGAAGCCTAATGATAGTTCTAATGTTGTTGCATATCCTAGTTACAAAGGTGAGCGATTTGTAATGAAATTCCCAAAAATTGTTATTTCTCATTATGGAATTCCCAATGATGATCAATACCACAAGACTCCTGAAAGCCGTGAATTTTGTCAACTACCTCTTGATCCATCTATTGAGGCAAATGAAGATTTCATTGAATCTTTGAAAGCTATTGATGATCATATGCGTACATCTGAATTTAAAAAGAAATATCTTGGTGAAAAGGGTGATAAGTTTGAATTGTCTCCCTGTATTCATACTCCAGATGTAAAACCTGGAGAGAAGACTGCGAGTGGAAAGCCTAAAATTAATATTCCATCTCTAAAAATTAGATTGAGTAAGAATTATGATACTAACAAGATAGATTGTGAATTTTATAAATCAACTATGATTGATGGTGCAAAGACAAATGTTTTGATTGAAGACACTGATGATATTGATAGTATTAAAAAGAAGGCTCTCCCTTATAAATCAGAGGTAGTATTTATTGGAATTGTTACTAAAATGTGGAGTATGCCTGGAACAAAGAAATATGGTCTCAGTTGGAAGGCAATTAAAGCTTTGGTAGAACTACCTTCTGGTAGTGGATTTGATGCAAGTAAAATTACTATTAATGATTTCCTTGATTCTGATGATGATGTAAAAGTAGTAAAGGTATCAAAGCCTATGGCTAAACTTGCAGCGGACGATGATGACGATGATGATGAGGAGGAGAAAAAAGAAACAAAGCCTTCTAAGAAGACACAAAAGATTGAATCTGATGAAGACGAAGAAATTGTTGCAAAACCTAGTGCTAAAGTAGAAACTAAGATTACTAAGAAAGTTCAACAAATTGAGTCAGACGATGATGATGATGATGACGATGAAGAGGAAGACGAGGCGCCTGTTACAAAGACTAATGCTAAGCAAACTAAACCAGTTAAGAAGGTGGTAGTTGAAGATGAGGATGAAGAAGAACCTGTTGTAAAGACTATCACTAAGCAAGTTAAGAAGGTGGTAGTTGAAGAGGAGGAGGAAGAAGAAATTGTAGAAAAGCCTAAGCCTACAAAGAAGGCAGCACCAAAGGGAAAGGGTAAGAGTGCTAATGCTTAAATTTTGATTTAAAGGTGATTAATTTATATTATATTATATGAATTATCAAGAACCATATAGAATTCATCAAATAGATTTATCTAATATTGTCTATACAAAAGTTAAAACAACCGAAACAAAAAAATTAGTTTTTATTAAATATCAAGATAATAAAAAAATAAAGCCATTAGTAATTCAATGTCCTAGCTTATTAAATATTAATCAACCTACTAAAGTATCTAATGACTATCACGAATTAGAAATTCCTTTAATTACACAAGAAAAAGATAAAGCTAAATTATTAAATAAATTCTTCGAAGATCTTGATGATAAAATTATTGATGATGCTAAATATAATTCAACTTTATGGTTCGATGGTATAAAAGAAAATAAAGATTCAATCAAATATAAAAGAATTATGAAAGACTCTGATAGTTTTCCTGATGGAGCTCTTAAAATTAAAGTAATTAAGAATATTGATTTTGAAACAATGTTACAAATAGAAAATAAAAGTAGAATTAACGTTCAAGATATTCCTGTTAATTATTGGTGTAAAATGTTATTAGAAGTATATGCTTTAGTCATTAATCATCAAACTAATACCTTTTCTTTATTTTTAAGACCTATTATTTTATCATTCAAAGACAAACAAGCAAGTAAATATAATTATACATTATTAGAAGATTCTGATTCAGATAAAGATGAAATGGATGTTCCTGATAGTGAATTAAGTAGTATATTTATGAAACAAGTAACTAAACGTAGTAAAGATAATAATTTAACATCTAGTCAAGTTAAAATATTAGAAGAAGTATCATCAACTTCTAGTAGTAATTCTGATAATGATGAAGATTTATTAAAATCAAGTAGTAGTTCTGAAAAACTTATTACAGAGGAAACAAAACCTGTCACAGAAGAGACTAAATCTGTTACACAAGAATCTATACCTATCGTACAAGAATCTATACCTATCGTACAAGAATCTATACCTATCGTACAAGAATCTATACCTATTCAAGAACTTACAGAACCAACATATAATTTAAAAGAAGAATCGAATACTAAAGTAGAAGAATCAACCATATCTAGCGATGAAGATAAAATTATTTTATCTGATTCTTCCGATGAAGAAAAATACTTAGAAAAAATGAGGAAAATATTATAAAGAATTTTTGATATTGATAGATATACATGTCCGCTTGCGACACTGAAATATTATCTGAATCTAGAAGAGATAATAGAGAAATTTTAAAAATCATCCAATTAAGTTCCCAAGAATTAGTTAGACTCAAAGGAAATGAAGATTTTTATGACGACGAGAAAAATGCAGATAAATTTATAAATATTATTTCAGGTAATTGTGAAATATCAATAAGATTAATTGATCACTTTGTAACAAAATATTCTAAATTTAATAAATGCACATATAAATTAAATGAAGAAGAAAAAGAAATAAACTTTAATGTCCATTATGATTATAAAAATCAATTGAAACACTATCAAAAAACATATTTTGACCCATTTAGCAGAGGAGACAGGATACCTTTTTTTATGAATAATACATGTATCATTACAACTATTGGCCAATTAAACTTTTTCAAGTGGTTTATATCAAAGAAAATCTTTGACTTTTTATTAGAGAAAAAGAACGATGTTTATGACGATATGAATAAAAAGAATAAAAAGGATGCTAAAATAATAAAAAAGATTTATAATAATAATTATAAGAAAAAGGATAAGAATCAGATAGAAATATATAAAAAGCCTTTAATTATTAATCCTATGAAGGATAATAAACAGACTATTAATATATTGGTGTCATTTGACTGATGATATCGCTTATTTAATCAATCTATAGACTAAATTAGAAAAATTAAAAATTTTTCGAACTAGTCAAATTTACTTTTTTAAAAGTAAATTTGCTAACTAAAAAACCAAAGGTTTTTGAGTTTGTCAAAAAAAAATTGATTAAATCACCCATTAAACTCGAAAATACATATATTAATGCCCAAAACACCTAGTAATAATACGGATAATAAGAAGACTCCTACTAAGGAGGTTGAATCTAAAAAGCCTGCACCTACACCTACGAAAACTACTGCACCAGCACCTGCCCCTAAGAAATCTAATAAAAAGGATGAAGTTAAAGTAGTTGTTATAGATGAGAATAATGATGATGATGAAGAGGAAGAGGAGGAAGAGGAAGAAGATGATGATGAAGATGAGGAGGCTGGTGATGCAAAGGAAGCCAAGCAACCTAAGGAGAAGAAAGCAAAGAAGACTTTCACTGATTTTATAGAGGAGTATGATAAGTTGACTGAGGATTTGAAGAAGATTACTGTTGACTGTGACGCTACTTTGAAGACTCTAAACTCTTTGAACAAGAAGAAGGATGACTTGAACAAGAACCGGGAAAAGGTTATGGGTCTACTTTCCAAGTGTCACGAGGATGATATGAACAAGGCACTTAAGAATAAGACTACCAAGCACAATGGAAACCCCACTGGTGGTTTCAATCGTGTGATGCAGGTACCAAAGCCAATCGTTGCATTTTGCAAGCTCCCTGCTGATTCTACAATGAACTACCCTCAAATGATGAAGGCTTTGAGTGATGAGTTTATCAAGAGGAAGTTGAAGGATGGACAAAACACAACTCTTGATGCTGCCTCAGCCAAGATTTTTAAGAAGGATGTGGGTCACGTAATCGAGCAAAAGAGATTTATGACTTTCATCAAGGAGATGGTTGATGCAGAGAAGCCTACCGAGACAACGGTTAATTTGTAAATCATTTAAGTTGTATTAAAGTCATCCTTGTTGAATTTAAATTAACAAACTGTTCTTCTTTAAAATCACTACTTAATATCTTAATCAATAAGTCTCTTGGATTGTTTAAAATATCCAAAGTGCCTGATTTAATTATTTCTTTATAAATTAAAAATTTTAATATATAATATGTGAATGCTGGTGTATTTTGTTTTATAGTTTTTTTATTACTCCAATCTTTTAAATTAAATATTTTGTTAAAAAGATTTGCTTGATTTTTCATAAATTGATATTCTATTTGGAATAAACTATTTGCAGATTTATTTGTTATAATTGATAGATA